TTAACTAAATGATGTAAAGCTCTTGCAGCTCCTGTAAGTTTGGACTCACCTAACTGTGACCAGCCACCTATTTTTTCAGGTGTGCCGTATCTAAAACGTACATTGTCTCCATCAACCCATTGTCCTTCGGCCGTGGTTTCTGTAATTTGTTTGTTGAACCCTGGTTGGAATCCGATTTTTTGTAACATATAACCTCATTATATACTAAAATCCCCAGCTTACAAAAGAGTAACGGGTACCTTTTTTAATCTCTTTTACCTCGTGAGGGTACAAAAAGCAACTTGGAAATATAATGATATTTCCAGTTTTAGGTTCTATTTTTTGACCATTAATAATCAAATCTCCTCCTGTATAGTTATCGTTAAGCATACCAATAAAAGATATAATGGGTATGCCTTTATATTTACCATCAAATAAAGAGTGAATATGGTCATAATGTTTTCGCATTAAAGTTCCTTTTTTATATCTATTAAATCTTATAGGTGAAAACTTAGTAGCTAAATTATTTAATCTTTCATTATTTAAATCAGCAAATTTACTATTATATTCTTGATAAGCTTTAACTAAATAAGGTGTCATTACATTTTGCATTTCTTGACTAATAGGTTGGACATCTAATTCTTTTTCTTTTTCAGAATGAAAATCATCACTTTCATTGCTATGCCATTTATGCTTTTCCCATTCTTTTTTATTTATTTGTTTAACTAATTGTTTACAAATTTTTTCAGGGACCATATTAGTCGTGTATATGTAATCATTGATTTTCATAAATTTTCCTTAAATTCAGTTCAGTTAAATCTTTTTCTGAACCTATGTTATCTGCAAATGTATTAAATGATATACTAACTCTTACATCATTAGATGTATTTATAGGTACAGAGTGTCTTAAATAAGATGGAAATAATATTAATTCACCAGCGACTGCAGGTAAATAAAATGTTTGACTGTTTAATGAATTATATTTTTCGTAATTTAATTTTAACATTTCAAATTGTGTTTTTGAAAACATAATAGGCGGTAAATGTTTATCAAGTCTAAAATACATTACTCCTGATATAATAGAGTTTGGATGTAAATGTTCGTGATGAATTGATCCTTTTGGGTTTCTATTAGCCCAAGACTGTGTAATCATTAAATTGTCTGATGATTGCCAAACTTGTTTTGCAAAAAGATCTACAGACTCTTTACAAAAATCTTTTATTTTTTTTAATTGTTTCTTTTTAAATATATAGGAATCAGTTGATCTAAAGTTACCGTTTTTACCATTTGCTTCGTATTTAAGTTTTTCAATAAACTTTAATTCTTTATCTATATTGCCTTCATACTTTGTAATTAACAAAGGAGTAGCAAATAGTTGTAATAATTCTTTCTTTATCATTTCTTTAAAATTTATAACAAATTTTAAATTTTAATCAAGCTACAATGTTTTACCGCCGTCTCCTGAAGAAGTAGATGCGTGTCCCTGTGTTCCGTAAGTTAAATCTCCAAAATCTGTACCATTTCCTAAAGTGGCAATAGTAACAAATTCTATTTTATCAGTTTTAACATTAGATGGAACATTACCACCTCCCATAACAGCTCTTACAGTATTTGAAGTAGTGCTAGTATTACTTGTAGGTGTAGCTAAATCACCAAAATCTTGAGCATTACCTGTAGTTGCAATCGTTATGTAATCTATAACATTTAATGCTCCTGTAGGAGTAGTATATCCACCAGCAAAAATACCTCTTGTTGTTGAAGAATTTCCACCGTTCAATCTTCTTGCTCCAGATAGATCTCCAAAATCAATTGCATTACCTGCCGATTGAGTAGTGATATATTGCATTACATTAGTACCTGCACCTGAGCCAGGATTACCTCCTGCCATTACACCTCTTGTTGGTGAACAAGCTGCATTGGCACCTGTATTAGCAGCAAGTAAATCTCCAAAATCTGTAGAGTTTCCTGTAGAAGCTATTGTAATAAATTGAATAGTATTAACATTACTTGGTGTATAACCTCCTCCCCATATTCCTCTAGTGTTATCATTTACACCTGTTCCACATCCAAATCCTTCATAATTAGTTAACATATCTCCAAAGTCTATTGCATTACCTGCTGATGCAAAAGTTACATAATCCATTACATTATTATTAGCTGGATTAAAACCTGCTGAAAAAACAGCTCTAGTTCTTGAACCAACTCCTTGTATTGAAGATCTTGCAGAAGTTAAATTTCCAAAGTCTGTTGCATTACCTGTTGTAGAAATAGTTATTGAATTTATTTCATCAGCTAAACCTGGATCATTTCCACCAGCATAGAGACCTATATTTCCTGCTAAAGTTTCTGGCCAATTATCCCCCTGCCTTGCATTGTAAACATCTTTAATATTCCAGATGTATGAATTAGGTCCGTCTTTACTTGGGAATGCCATTATTGTAATCCTCCGTGGTTAGCTCCACCGCCACCTAAATTATTTCTTGCTTGAGTAGTATCTCCAAAGTCTATAGAATTACCAGTGGTTGCTATAGTTACATATTCCATAATATTTGTACTACTATTTAAGGCGACAACTCCTCTTGTATTATTAGAAGCTGCTGCATTACTTGTTGACGTAGTTGTTAAATCTCCAAAATCTAATGCATTACCTGTTGATGCAATAGTAACATATTGAATAATATTTGTAGAGGCACCTGGTTCTGAACTTCCTCCAGCTACAATTCCTCTTGTTGAAGATGAAAAACCAGCAGCATATCTGTTAGTTCCTAACAGATCACCAAAATCTGTAGCATTACCTGTTGCAGCTATTGTGACATAATCTATTACATTGGTATTTCCTGCAGGACCTCTTCCACCTAAAAACAAACCTCTTGTTGGTGAACAAGCAGATGCTCTACTTCTTACAGTTACAGACATATCTCCAAAATCTATTGCATTACCGACTGATGCTATTGTAATATAATCAATTGTATTAACAATAGACCCTGGAAACTCTCCTCCTCCAAATACTCCTCTAACAGAATTATTATTACAACCGCTTGAAATAAAATATCTAGCTTGTGTCAAATCTCCAAAATCAGATGTATTACCAGTGGTTTGCACATTAAAAGCGTTAATTACATTTGTTGCGGAGGGAGCCGCTCCACCTGCAGAAATACCTCTTGTTGAAGTCATAGCAGTTCCCATTACAGTTGTTCCGTTTGACAAATCTCCAAAATCAATTGCATTACCTGTAGATGAAATATCAATATAATCCATTGTCTTTAGTTCACTAGGAGCTGCTCCACCAAAATAAATTCCTCTATCAGGAGTTGCTGTTAACGTAGCCCCATTCAAGCCTCCGTGGCCGTTGGACATAGCTGCAGTATTTCCTCTTGCTGAACTTAAATCTCCAAAATCTGTAGCATTACCAGTTGACGCAATGGTTATATAATCCATTACATTAGTGTTAGGTTGTCCACCACAAAAAACTCCTCTTGTAGAATTTGATGCTCCTCTTACATTATATCTTCCAACCGTAAGATCACCAAAGTCTATTGCATTACCAGTTGATCCTATGGTTACATAATCAATAACGTTAAGATTACCTGGAAAACCCCCTGCAAAAGTTCCTCTTGTAGAAGAAGCTGCAGTCCCAACTCCATAAACAGCATTATTTAAATCACCAAAATCTGTAGCATTACCAGTTGAAGCAATGGTTACATACATAATAGTATTTGTAAATGGCGGGTTTCCACCTCCAAATAAACCTCTTGTAGGAGAAGATAAACCACCAGCATTAAATTGTGTTTGTGTCATATCTCCAAAATCTGCTGCATTTCCTAAACTAGACATTTCTATATAATCCATTGTTTGCTGGGCAGCAGTTGGAGAACTTGGATTTCCTCCTCCACTCCAAATAGCTCTTGTAGAATTTGATAATGCCCCAGTATTTGATCTTGCTAGAGTTAAATCTCCAAAGTCTGAAGTATTTCCATCAGAAGAAAATGTGATGTATTGAATCACATTTGTTTTAGCTGCTGTAACTGAACTTTCTCCTCCTGCTGAAATTCCTCTTGTTTCATTACCTGCTCCTGTTGCATAATAAAGATTAGCTGTTCCTAATGTTCCAAAATTAGTAGTATTTCCAGTTTGTGAAATTTTAAATTTATCAATAGCAGTAGAGCCACTTCCCCCCATTGCTATACCTTGATCTCCTGAATTTAAAAAAGTAGCAGGCCTTGTTCCTTGATACCCGTCATTTAGACCGCCGTGCGCACTTGAAGTACTAGCTGCATTTTTAGTTTGAATAATTAAATCACCAAAGTCTGTAGCCGTTCCTCCAGAACTAATTACAAATTTATCTATTACATTTGTTGGTGATCCTGTATCACCACCAGAAGCAAAACCATTTACACTGTTTGATGTACCTGCAGGCTCTCTTGTTGCAGTATTTAAATCACCATAATCAACTGAATTTCCAGTAGTGGCTATTGTTATGTATTGTAAATCTGTAAGTAAAGTTGGAGTAAGACCTCCCATAAAAACACCTCTTGTAGAACTTGAACATCCTCCTGCACCTCTTAAAGCTACAGTTAAGTCACCAAAATCTACAGCATTTCCTGTTGTAGCTATTTCAACATAATCCATTACATTAGAAACAGAAGGAGTAAAAGCTCCTCCAAAAACTGTTCTTGTTGGAGAAGTTACAGCACCAACAAATGTACCAGATACTGTTCTATTTCCAAAAAAAGTTGCATTCCCTAAAGTAGTTGGATTTATAAAATCTATTCCATCAGGATTTCCTGCACCAATAGTAATTAAACTTCTTGTTGCATTACCACCTGTTCCAGTAGCTCTTTGACCATTAGAATTTGTTAAATCTCCAAAGTCTGCCGCATTACCCTCTGAAGAAAAATTTACATAATCAATAGTATTAGTTACATTGGGTGAAGTTGCATATACGCCTCCACCAAAAATTCCTCTAGTGAAATTTGCCATTCCACCAAACTCACCTCTAGCTATACTTAAATCTCCAAAGTAAGCAGCATTACCAGAAGTAATCATATTAAACTTACTTATGATTCCCGTATAACCAGGCGTAAAACCTCCAGCAACTAAAGCGTTAGCTTTAGAGTTCGGCCAAGTCCCATTATAGACTTGGTCAAAAACTTCGTCAATCTTCCAAACGCCTTGTGCGTTATCTAGCCGTGGGAACTGAGCCATTTAAATCCTTATGCGTTTAATGCGTCTAACTTATTCCAGAAACCTGTTGCTGCTGCATCTTGATCAAACGCTATTTCATTTTCAATACCAGGATTAGCTGGGTCAGGTTGTTTCCAATCAGTTGTGTAAGTGTTTAGGTAAGTTACTAAATCTGCTTTTGATGCAATTTCTTCAGCTTGACCTGCTGGAATTGTTGCACCATTATCAGCTATACCTACTAGCCACATATCTTGTGGACCAGCAACACCTGCAATTTGATTAGGCCAGTTACCATTAGAACCATCATTTCCTGGGTATAGGAAAGAAGGAATGGTGCCGTCACTATTTAGTTTATATTTTACTGTTTTGTATGCCATAGATTAATCTCCTTAGAGTTTATAATTATATTATAATATAAACACTGTAAATACCAGAATTACTTAAGGATTGCTAGTCTTGTTTTTTCTTATCTTCGTTGACTGTAGCTAGTGATTTTTGATCCATTAATTGAAAACCTCTCCTATCTGCAAATTTTTGAGAGTCATTTTTAAAGATTTCTGCACAATGTTCTAGCCATTTCATAGTCATTTCGTGACTAGGATTTTCTCCATTAGCCATCATATCATTTTCTCTTTTAAGATAGCCATATATTTCTTTTTGAGCAACGGCTGAGTTTATACCCATATCAAATAAATAGATTAAATTACCTTCATCTATCTGACCACCCCTTGCTCTTGCTGCATTTAAGGCTTGTTTCATACAAGTCATGATATGGTATTTGACTTCTTCTTTTTCATATTCTTCTTCACTAATATCTTCTTTACCTAATTTTTTTAAAATAGACTGATACTGTGTAGTAAAGAAAGACATTTTACGAACAGCTCCTTGAACACTGTTCATTATGTTTGCACCACTCACTCTTAGTTTTAAAAGTTTGTGTTCAATATGTTCTCTCTCTATTGGATCAAGATCAGGATTTTCTAATTGTTTTTCTCTTTTTTTAATCATTATATCATTCTCATTCATTTTTAAATGAGCTTCTTCTAGAGCTAATCTTGTTCTGTCTAACTCAGCTAAAGTATGTTTTAATGATCTAACAGGTGTGATAGCAGTTACATCTAACATAACACCCATAAACTGTGAGTGTGATTTATAAAAGTTAGCTGATGTTTTTTTAATTGCGGGTAATGAGGTGTTGATATGTTTTAACATACCTTGATATTGTTTACTTAAAGCAGGTAGTTTCGATATGCCTGCCAAAGTTAAATCTTTAGATTCAGTTTTATTTTTTTTTAATTTCATTTTTTATATCCTTTATGATGTTATCGTAGTTATAGTCTCTTATCTCAAAATTGCAAGTATTTGGTTTTTCAAAAATTACATCTGTGTCTTTATATTTACTTTCATTAATAGTATTCATCCATATTGTAATGTCATAAGATTGTCTATGTTTATCAAAAGGTGCTATGAAATCTGCAACACTATGTCTACGATTTATTTTTGAATCAATGGTCATAGATAGCATTCTTGCAGCTTGTTTTCTTCTACCCTTTTCTGAAAAATCCCAATCATTAAATTTTTTACGTATTACATCTGCATTATAATAATCCATATTAGGTAATAGTAATTTTTTACAAAAAGTTGTTTTTCCAGAACCCGATAAACCAAAAACTAAGATTCTTTTGAAGGTAGCCATACATTTAGATTACCATATTTTTCAATAATAGATTTTGGTAATATTTTTTTAATATCTCTTTTAGTTTTACTAATTCCTTTTGTTTTAATAGTATGTAAATTAGCTCCAACTGCTTTATCATCATAGCTCATACCATTGACCTTAAATTGTTTAAAGGTTTTTAAATTATGTTTAAAAGGTTTGATTTCATAAAATTCATATATTTCTTTTATAATTTTTTCAGGGTTTTTAACTAAGTCATTATAATCCACTAATTTATATGTGCCTGGATGATGATCGACTAAATGTTTGATAGCAATCAATTCTTTTACAATTAATCCATCATGATTCATTAATAATTCACATCTTTTTTCTGTATCCATGGTTCCCAATCTATTAGGAAAAGCATCATAGTTTTTATCGGCCCATTCAATAAATGAAGCTAATACTTCTAATACATCTCTAACTAACACTACAATTTTAGGTTTTGGATTTACATAATGTTTTAAAAATTTTAAATTATTAGGTGCACCCCAAGGGCCTCTATCTATAATAATTGATTCTTTCCAATCTTTATAATATTCAGGGATCACGGCTTTGATAACATTGTCATAAGATTTATGGTTAGGATAATTTTGAAATACATCGGAATTTTTTAAATTATGTAAATCTTTAAATATTTCAGTGATGACTGAATTAGCTGTTGCTGCAATATTAGGATTTTGATTTAAGATGGTAGATAAAATAGTATTACCTGCTCTTGGTAATCCACAAAGATAATGTATGACTTTCTTGCTCACAAGGAACTTATAGCAAATTTAAAAAATAAATCAAGTTTAAGTTAAGCCACCGTGAGAAACAGAGCAACCTCCTCCAGCTCTACCTGCTCGTGTTAAATCTCCAAAGTCGGTTGCATTACCAGTTGATGCAATAGTTACTGCATTAATTACATCTGTAGCCGCTTCACTTGGACTAACAGATCCTCCAGCAAATATACCTGTTATGGAATTAGATCCAGGTAAAGTATAGTTTACAGAAGATAATAAATCGCCAAAATCAGTAGCATTACCTGTTGATGCAATTGTAATATAACTTATAACATTTGATACTGGAACATTTGAACCAGCTGAAAGTCCTCTTGTGCTTGAACTTAAACCAGTATTTTGTCTCATATTAATAGTTAAATCTCCAAAGTCTAATGCATTACCCGTTGATCCTATGGTTATGTAATCTATCACATTAGTTGTATTTGCTGGAGCTGTTGGAGAATTATTTCCTCCTGCAAAACATCCTCTTGTAGGACTAGCAAAACTAGCCAAACTATTTCTATTAAGAGTTAAATCACCAAAGTCTGAAGTGTTTCCTGTTGAGGCAATCTCAACGTACTCTATTGTATTTACTGTAGGAAAACCTCCAGGAGAAGGAAAACCTCCAGCACACACACCACGTGTTGAGTTAGAAGCACCCCCCATACCAAGTCTTTTTGTAGTTACATCTCCAAAATCAGTTGCATTACCAAGGCTTGTCATTGTTATTGCGTTGATAGTATTTGTAGCACTTGTAAAAGGACCATCTGTAAATCCAAAAAAAAGACCTCTAGTGCTACTAGAAACTATTCCCGCATTGTTGGTACCACCAGTTTCAGTAGTGTCACCAAAATCTGCTGCATTACCTGTAGTACTTAAATTAATATATTCAATTACATTATCAAATGAATAGCTTGGAGCTGATCCAGGCCCTGATTTAAATAATGCTCTATCGGAAATAGGAACAGGCCAAGCATTATCTTGAATGTATTTTGATAAATTTGATAACTTCCAAATTCCAGAGTAAGGTCCACCAGGAGTAGGCATACTGGGCTATCTCCTATGCGTCGTCTATAATTTCGTATGAAATAGTAGCTGTTAGATCTCCAGTAGCAGAAGCTCCACCAACAATAGCGTCGCCTTCTTCTAAATAAAATCCATTATTTTTATCTACAAGAACAAGTGTTGCATCTGATGGCACGGTAATTGTACTAGCAAAATTTACTTGTGATCCACCTGATTTAATAATTCCCATAGTTACTGCTGCATCATTTAGTCCATCAATATTTGCTACATTAATAGAATTAATTTTATAAACTTTATTTGAAGCTGCTGTTACTAATGCAGTTGATAAAGTTGTAGTCAATGCAAATTGATCTACTTCACCGAAAATGCTTGTTACGTTTACTATATTTGGTGCTGCCATTTTTTAATCTCCTGTTACTATATTATCCGAAAACGATTGCCATTGCAATAGCTTTCCCTGTTGAAATTCCTGCATCACTAAAGCTTAAAGCTCCTGATCCATTGGTTGTTATTGCCTGTCCACTAGTACCATCTGCTGTAGGTAGTGTTAGACTTAAATTTGATCCTAAAGTAGTTGTTTTTAAAGCTACATAATTTGACCCATCATCCGTATCTTCAAAAATTCTTATTTCACCAGGTTGTGTACTATTTCCTTTAATATTAACTGTACCTGTACCTTTTGATAGTAAATTAACATCAATATTTGTATCACCACCTGTAGAAGAAATAGTTGGTCCTGAACCAGTTGCAGCATTAGCAATTGTAAATTCATTTACTGCAGAACCTGTAGCTGTAACTTTTGCAAGTTCATTTCCATTAGTATCTAAAATAGATGTTCCAATTTTAGGACTAGTTAAAGTTTTGTTTGTTAAAGTTTGTGTTCCAGTTAATGTTACATCTCCAGCAGGTAAAGTATATATGTCTGGATTAGTTCCATCATTTGCTGTTGCAAATAAAACAGCATCACCTTTATTAGTTGCTGCAAAAGTAAAAGTGTCACCACTTCCTGATACATATTTAAATTGTACTGTATAAGAACCCGAAGTTGAATTTCTTAAAAAATAAAAATTTTCAACATCTAGTGGAATTGTTACGACTTGGTTTCCTGTGATTGAACCTGTGAACTCAATCATTCTTGCTTGAGCTGTTCCAGTTAATGCACCATCTGCAACTGTTAAAGCAGTTGTCTGTGCACCACCAGCAATTGAAACTGATTTAAACCCTCCAAGAACTTGTTCTATAAGATCTAGGTTTGCGTTTGTTTTTGTTCCCCATGTACCAGCGTTTTCGCCAGTAGCCATTTTTTCTATACCGAGAGGTGTATAACTTGATGCCATA